TTTCAAAAGAAAGTTAAATATGTATTTGGTGATGATGAAATCAATGGTACATATGATGTAAAAATTATGGATAAAATATGGGATATAAAAAGTGCATCCCCTTATGCTTTTCAATATAAGTTTGGGGAGTCTGGAGGTTTTGATGCGTTATTAAAAGATGACCCATTTGGGTATGTATCTCAAGGATATCTATATGCAGGAGCAGATGATAAAGAGTTTGGTGGGTGGATTGCCATTAATAAATCTACAGGAGAATGGTCAGTAGTTGAGACTCCTATTAATGATGATGAACATAAGAAAAAAGCTATTGAACAAGCAAAGAAAAATGTTCATGCATTAAATACCAACGCTCCATTTAAAAGATTATATGAAGATATACCAGAATCTTTTAATAAAAAATTAACAGGTAACAGAGTCCTTGGAAAAGAATGTTCTTTTTGTCCATATAAAAAAGCATGTTGGGAAGGATTAGAATATTTGCCACAACAGCAATCAAAAGCTATTAATCCTAAATACTTTTGGTATACTAAGGTTGATAGTAGAAAAGAAGATGTCGACAGTACGCAGTAGAAAAGCCAAAGGTAGAAGGCTACAAAATTGGGTAAGAGATACCCTACTCTCTATATTTAAAACATTAGATGATAATGATGTAAGTTGTGCTATAATGGGTGAGACAGGAGAAGATATTAAATTATCTAACCCTGCTAAAAAATTAATACCTTATTCTTTTGAATGTAAAAACAAAGAAACATTTAAAGGTATATATGATATTATTGCTCAAGCACAAAGTAATTCTAAAGTAACGGATGTGCCAGTTGCTATAATTAAAATGAATAATCATCAGCCATTAGCTATTGTTGACGCTATGCATTTTTTAAAACTAATTGGAAAATAAAATGGAGAATAGTAATGGATTAGATAATAAAAATATTATTACAATATCAGTATACCCTGCTGATGAGGGATTTGGCTGTACTATTATTGAGCCTAAAAATATACCCCTTACTTCAGAGTATAGTATTGCATTAACTATAGCACATGGTATGGTTAAAATGGCATTAGAAAGACCAGATATAATATTTGATGAGGGAGTAGAATCTTTAACTAATCCTAAAAATGAATATAATGTTACTCTTGAGGACATGCTTAAATTAAAAAAAAATAGGTTACATTAATGAAAACACAGATAAAAGAAAACAAGAGTAATAATATTAAAAAGTTACGAGAGAGCGATTTCTCTGTAACTAAATTTTCTAAAGATTTATCTTATGGTAAGAAACATGAAAAGCTTGTGATGAAGTCTATGGAAAACTTTGAATTAAAAACAGATAGAATGGCACATAAAACAGGTAATGTGTATGTAGAGTTTCAATCAAGAGGTAAAGATAGTGGTATTCGTTCTAGTAAATCTGATACATGGATATTTAAAATAGTAAGCACTGGAGATAGGCATATGTTCTCTATACATATTCCATTATCAAGATTAAAAAAATTAGTTAGTAAAGATTATAGAGTTGTGCCGGGCGGAGATAATTTAACATCAAAAGGATACTTAGTACCTTTAACTGATTTAGTAAAAATATGACGATAGAATTTTGGCAATGGTGGTTACTATCTATGGTAACAATTAACACAGTAATTAATAGTATTGTATTTGTTGTAGGTCGTAAATTTAAAAAGGAAAAAAAATGATTACAAAAGAATTTTTATCTGAGGCTATCAGATTATCTGGCACAGATAGACAAAAGGATTATGGAGATAAAGTAGATAACCATAATAATATAGCTAGGCTATGGTCTGCCTATCTAGATAAAGATATAAAGGCTCATGATGTAGCAATTATGATGTCATTATTAAAAATAGCCCGTACTAAACTGGGTGCAGTTAGTAAGGATACCTATATTGATATGGCGGCATATAGTGCTATTGCAGGAGAAATTAAATTTAAGGAGAAAAAATAATGAATTATATTATTACACAAGAACAGTTAAACACTGTAATGAAATACATGTTTACTAGGCCCTATCAAGAAGTAGCCCAAGGTATAGCAGTATTAAGTAAGTTACCCAAACTTGATGATAAAATAAATCCAGATTTTATTAGTGAAGAGGGCAAAAAAAATGACACCAAGAACTAAAGAGGCAATCCTTTTTAGCACTGTGGTGTCAATAAATAATAATGGTAATTTAATTACAAAGCATGAGTCATTACCTACTAAAGAAGTCTTAAAAGAACTTGGTGATGACTACTATGCTCATTTAATATCTGCTATTGTAAATCATTGCAAAGCAGATTCATATCACTTTGATGAAGAACTACGCAATTTGTTGCGAAGTATTTGACATCAATCCTTTATCCTCTTCAATAGAACCTGTTGGTGCTAAAGTATTCATAGCCATAGCATTTTTCATTGGTGTAGGAACTTGAATTTCTTCTTCTATCTGTGGTGTTTGCTCTTGTGTTTGTGGTTGTTCTGTTGTTTGTACTTGGTCTCGTTTTAAAGGTGTAGGAGGAATTTGTGGAGATTGTTCTTTCATTAATCCTTGTGTCATTGGTGTAGATTTTTTTGAAGGTGCACCTGCAATATTTCCATACTGTTCCATCAACTGACTAAAATTAACATCCCTCATAGCACTTAATAAATCTGCAACAATCATAGGTCTAGATACATTTCCTTCCATTGGAGTAGTAGGTTGTGTTCTAACATTCTCTGTCATCATCTGTGTTATTAGTTGGTCTGTTACTGGTAATGCCATTTAAAACTCCACGTTATATTGTATACTAAAATCATTTGCCCAATCTAAAGTTACTTTTCCAGATTTTCCTACATCAAAATCAAAACCTTGGTCTATATACGCTTTAACAATAGCATAAGAAGCTCCAACAGTATTGTGTAAAGATTCGGGTACATTAGACATAACAAAATCTTCTACACTAAATTTAAGTTCATTATTTTGTAAAGCTAATTTAGGTGGTGTTGCAGTATTTTCATTTGACATCAAACTAGATGGGGTTGTTAAATCCATATTATATTGAAGATTACCAAATAAATTTGGCCCTTCATCTTTAGCTTTATTTACTTCTGTAGTAACTCCAGTTTTAGGTCTTTTATCTTTATCTGGGTCTGACCCCGGAATAGTTAATCTAAGTTCTTTTTTCTTTTCATCTGGTTCTGGTTTTGGTTTAGGAACAATAGGGTCAACAGTATTATTATTATTGTTGTTATTATTGTTATTATTTTGAAAATTTTGCTGTATTTTTTTAGCTTCTTTTCCTTTTTTATCAGATGTAGTTGAGCCAGATAAATTACTTATACCTGCGGACATCATAGATTGTGCCGCTTGTTGATACGCACTAGTATCGGGTTTATTAGATTGGCCTAAACCTTTTACAGAACCATGATAACCTCCGTGTGGCATTTATTATCCTCCTAATGGATTTTTACTTTGTAGTTTTATTTCATCTATCTGTGCATCTTGCACTTCATTTTCTTTCATTGCAATAGCAATATTTCTTTCCATATCAGATAGAATAGTTTTTATTTCTTTAATATCTTTTTTTAATCCATCTATATTAGGTATCTGTATACCTGCTACAGATTCTTTTACTCCAGATATCTCTGCATACACATCAGTTAAGTCTGTATCTTCTGGTATATCAAGCATAGCTATTTCTTCTCTTACTTTACCAATCTGTGAAAACACAGAAGTTAAATCTACAGGTTGTATTTTTTCTTCTACTTGTGCAATTCTATCAATCAAATCAACTTTGTATTCATTAGCATAGAGTAAAGCACTATCTACTTTTAAATTAAGTTCTTTATCTTTTTCTTTTAGTGGGCTTAAATTAACTGCAGGTGTAGATTCTATTGCATCAAGACGTGAGTTAAACTGGCCCCATGTGTAAAAGCCCCCACCTATTGCCCCAATAACACCTAAAAGTGCCGCATATGTGCTTAGTTTATCCATTATCTTCATTGTTTCATTGCCTCCAACTCTAATTTAAGTTTGTTAGTTTTGTTTTTTGC